CATGGTCAGATACAGTTGTTAGAGAGGGTTTTAATAAACAAGCTAAAAGAGTTGAGAAAGCATTTAAAACATTAGAATCAAGATTACCTCGTGGTCGTATTCCAAAAGAATTTGTAGAACTTACAAAAGGAGATTTAGCTTTAGTTAAAAATTTAAAACAACAATACTTCACACAGTTTAAAGATGTATCAAATACATTTACTAGAAAATTATCAGAAGTTACATATCAGAATGTATTAGTAGGAAATGATTTTACAGAATTAGAAAAAGAATTAAGACAAACAATAAATGGTATCTATGCTAGTTCTGATGATAAAGAAGCACAAAAGCTTATAGATTATATTAATAGAAACAAATACAATAAGTCTAAAAAGGCACAAGTAGATAGGTCAATTCAAACATTACAGACAAAATTTGCAAGAGACAGGGCTGGAGAAAACATGAAAAGATATGCTAGTCAGATATTAAACGATTCATTAAGAGATTTTGATGCAACCTTAAACTTTAATAAATCAAGGGATGCTGGGCTGACTTTTGTTAAATACTATGGAGATGTAATACCAACAACTAGAGAACTTTGCAGAAATTTAGTAAATGGTGTATATAACAAAAGAAAAGGTGGACTTTTTACCATCAACGAGGTCAAGGACTTATGGCAAAGTAGGTCTTGGTCAGGTAAGAAATCAGGCAACCCACTTGTAGTTAGAGGTGGGTATAATTGCAGACATCAGTTTAGTTATGTCAATCCTGATTGGTATGATAGTAAAGGCGAACTTATAATATAAACAAATAGGAGAAACAATGTCAGACGACAAACAGGTTAATCAACCGCAAAATGATGTTCAGGAAGCTGAAGTTAAACAAACTCAAACTGACGAGAAACCAACACCAACATTTAATCAAGAAGATGTAGATAGAATTGTCAAGCAAAGACTAGAAGCTGAGAAGTCTAAACATCAAAGAATGTTAGACGAAACTAAGAAGAAAGAAGAAGAAATAGCAAAAGAAAAACAAATACAAGAAGCAAAGACTAAAGCTGATCTTGAAAATCTTATGAAAGCAAGGATAGCTGAAAAAGATAAAGAGTTAGCTGATTGGAAAGGTAAAGTAAAAACGATAAATGTAGATAATTCTATTATGTCATTAGCTTCTAAAAATAATGCTATTGCTCCTGACCAAGTAGTATCATTATTAAAAAACGAAGTTAATTATAATGATGATGGTCGAGTAGAAATACTTGATAATAATAAGAATATTCGTTATAACCCAAAAGGGGAACTATTAACGATAGAAGATAGAGTTAAAGAGTTTTTAGATGCTAACCCACATTTCCGAAAAGGGTCTTTGTCAGGCACAGGTAGTCAGAGTAGCATCGAGGGGAAAACTGTAAAACCATTTAATATTCAGGATTTAGATATGAGTAAGTCAGAAGATCGTAAAAGATATGCTGAATATCGTAAAGATCGAGATTCAAAACCTACTCAAATAAACTTAACAAATAAATAATAAAGGACAAACACAATGGCAAACGAAAGCACATCGTCAACTCTCTCGGAATTATATACTGAGATAGTTGCAGAAGCATTATTCGTAGCATCAGAGCAATCAACTATGAGACCTCTTGTACGAAACTATGCAATAACAGGTGGCGGAAAGTCAGTTGAAGTTCCAATCTATGCGGCAGTAAGTGCGGCGGCGGTATCGGAAGCATCTGATTTATCTAACACAGCTATCAACCCATCTTCTGTTACAATTACAGCAAGTGAAGTTGGTATAATGACAACACTAACAGATTTAGCAAGAAACTCTGCTCCAAGAAATGTAGCGGCAGATATTGGTAAATTATTTGGAGAAGCAATCGCTAAAAAAATTGACACAGATTTAACTGCGTTATTTGATGGTTTCTCTACTGAAGTTAATGACGGAACAGCAGTTTTAAGTGCGGCTAATGTATTTAATGCAGTAGCACTACTTAGAAAAAATGCAGTTCCTATGACAGACCTAGCTGGTGTATTTCATCCACTAAATGCGTTTGATTTAAAAAGTAATTTAACAAACACATTCGTTGGTAGAGATACAGAATTATCAAACGAAGCTTTAAGATCAGGTTTTGTTGGTAATGTTGCTGGTGTTCCTATATTTGAAACTTCAAATATGGCTGACAACTCAGGCAATAATCCAGGCACTACAGGAGACTACAAAGGTGCAATCTTCCATAGAGATGCGTTAGCATTGGCTATGATGCAAGACCTTAAAATCGAAACTCAAAGAGATGCGTCTCTAAGAGCAGACGAGATTGTAGCAACTGCTGTATATGGTACAGGAGAACTTAACGATACTTATGGTGTTGAATTGAATGTAGATTCATCAATCCAATAATCGTACTTTTATCAGGGAGAGAAATCTCCCTGATAATCAATAGGAGAATTTATGAACATTAGATTAACAAATGGTAAAAAAACAATTACAAGAGCAAAAGATCAATACGAAGCTAATATAAAACATTTTAAATTAAGAGGTTTTGCTCCTGTTGATGAAGTAAAAAAAGAAATTAAAAAAGCGACTATAAAAGACATTTCTGATAAAGTTGTTGAATTAAAAACAAAGAAAAGAAAAACAAGGAAAAAGAAATGAATGATATAAAAAAATATTGGAATATGGCAAAAGATAATCCTAAAGTAACTGCTGGTGTTATTATTGTTGCTGTCATCATATTAACTTGGGTATTTTAATATGGCTAATTATACAGGTGCAAATGTAATAACTGCAAGTGATGTCACTAAGTATCAACCTGATGCTTTTGGTTTTGGTATTGCTTCAGGAGATACTGAAACAACTAATTTCTTTGCACAAACAACAAACGATATTTTAAGACAGCTTAGAACTGAGTGGTGGTCTGTATATAAACAAAATGTATATACAGATATTACAGTTCTTAATACTGCCGAAATGGAAAACACAAAAGTTAATTTAGATCAATTTGAAAGGGCTGGAGTATATTTATTTTTAGGTAGATTCTTTTGTCCAGCATTAACTAAATTTAGACCTGAGACAGAAAAAGATAGATTTGAAAGAATGTCAGAATATTATATGTCAGAGTATAACAAAGAATGGCGAACAATCTTAGAAGATGGTGTTGAATATGATGCAACAGCCGATGGTACTATTCAAGTTAATGAAAGAGAGCCTTTACATGGATTTAGAAGATTGACTAGATAATGGCTTTAGATTTAAAGATTAAAACAAATTCAGAAGCTATAAAAAAAAGATTTAATAGAATAGAAAGAAAATTCCCATCAATTATAGACAAAGGTATTTTACAAGGTGGTTTTCAATTATTAGATATTATTAGAACTAAAACAGCTAAAGGTATTGATTTTAGAAATGTACCATTTGCAACATATTCTGAATCTTATAGAAAGCAATTACAAAGAGAGGGTAAGCCATTAAAAGTAGATTTATTTTATTCAGGTAGAATGTTAGGTGCTTTAACTCCTAGCCCAAGAACAGTAAGAAAAACAGGTAAAAATAAAATTTCTATTGGATTTAGTAATTCACAAATGAGACAAAGAGCATTATTTAATCAAGTTTTAAATGAGCCAACAAGAGAATTTTTTGGCTTTAATGATAGAACAGAAAAGATTATAAGTAAGCAATTTAATAGATTTGTAGAAAAAGAATTAAGAAAGTTTAGAACATGAGTGTACGAGAAAATATTGCATCAAATTTGCTATCTACCATTTCAGGTATTAGTAGCCCAATAACAATTAAGAAAGCTACTAGACAACCTTTTCAATTAGACGAATTATCAGATAAACAATATCCAGCAGTAATAGTACAAACATCAGAAGAAACAAGAGAAGATCAAGAGTTAGGAAGTGGTGCAAAAACAAGAATAGGAACTATTGACTTTGCTATACTTGGATTTGTGAAAGGTGCTGAATCAAATATAGATACACTTAGAAATCAACTTATAACAGCTATTGAAACATCATTAGAATCTGATATTACAAGAAGTAGCAACGCACTTGATACTGAAGTTATTAGTGTAGAAACAGACGAGGGTACATTGTTTCCTATTGGTGGTATAAGAATGGTTGTTAGATGTACTTATGAGTTCCAAGCTGGAACTCCATAAACAAGGAGAAGATATGGCAAATAAAGATAAAATTATAGATAAGATAGAAAAGAAAATAGACAGCATTGAAAAGCTACATGACAAAGAATCAATGATGTGTGAAGAAGTTAAAGACTTACTTGCTGATTTAAGAGATCAAGAAGAAGATGAAAAATGGGAAGATGACTCAGAAGAAGATTTTGACGAAGATAATGATGATGAAGATATTGACGATGA